AATCATAATGAAAGACCCCACTATGATTAGATTGCAGACAGTGAGAGGATGAGTTAAATATTTCAAGGCAATAAAAAAGACCCCTACTATGTAGAGGTCTTGAAAGTTATGTTAACCTATGTCATAGACTCGTCTTTTCTGATGTTCTGGGATTATCTTTTGTAACTCAATTGTTAGCATTCCATTAATAAACTCGACTTTGCCAAGTTCTACATCATCTGATAGATTAAATCCTCTAGCAAATGTTCTAGATGCTACACCTCTATGAACGTATTGTTCTTCTTTTGTAGATGGATCTTGTTCTTTTGATTTGACTAGTAGTACGTTCTGCTCTGTAGATACTTCTACTTGGTCTGCTGACCATCCTGCGAGTGCTAGTTCTAGTCTCCATTTCTCTGCGGATTCTTTGACAATATTATATGGAGGGTATTGTCCAGTAGGTGATCCTGTTCCGTATGCATGTAGTCTGTCGAACAGATCATCGAATCCTACGCTGTAACGATTTGCAGCGTTAAAAATTGCATCGACATCCTTAGATGTCCACTTTGTTAAATTAGTCATGTTGCTCCTTAAATAAGCGAGTGTTAGTTTTTGTCCCCGAAGGCGACACTACTATTTAACCATAGACTAGGGTCGAAGTAAATGGTGCGTGCCGAACATTTCTGTAAGGTTTTGCTCACCTATATAGTGCAGGATTCCCTATGAGTAAAATAATGAAGAAATTTATTCCTATCATTATGCTTTTGACGTTCGGCACTGCAGCAAATGCGGGCGGACTATCAACAAGACATCAATCCAGTTTACAACTAACTGTTGAACCTCAAATCGTAACTCAGACAAGAGTTGGAAACAGTTATTCTATTTCTGGAAACAACGTGATCACAACACATACACCTGCTGCCAGTGGTAGTAGTGCTGTAGATGGTGGTATTGGTATTAACACTTATAGTGCTACTACAGGTGTTGGAACAGTTGGAACAATTACTGGTGTTCAAAATGGATGCACAGGATCAACTTCAGGTAGTGACCTAGCATGTACAGGATCATTCTCCTTTGCTCAATCATGGCAACAGGGTGATAGTTCTTCTGCAAGTTCTTCTACTTGGGGTGATATCACCACACAAAGCGGTGGAACAGCAGGAACAGGTGCACCAGGAACAATCACAAATGGTCATACTATCACGATAAATCAGGGCACAAGTGGAGCAGGAACTCTCGGTGCAGGTAACTCGTTGACAGGTCAGTTCGTTAGCGAAATTACTATTTTTGATTAAGTGCTATGAGGAATACACATAAGTTATTCCTTTTAGTTCTAGCTATGAGTAGTATAAAACCAGTCATAGCAGTGCCTGTGGTGCCAAATTTCCAACAGGGCTCGATGACCACCCACACGGAAACGACTTCCACTGTGGTGGAGACCATAAATTCGATGGACTATAACACAGGCTATCAATGGTCGGTCAGTGGGCACGGTATAACTACAAATGATAATTTGTCACCCACTAATGCAACCCAAGTTAATACTATTGAAGGAGTGAATTCGACATGGACGGGTATAAGCGACAAACCCAACTTCACAATACAGACACCAGGTGCAGCGTTTCAATACACAGAAACCTACATGGGACCAGGTCTTTCAAACCACACGGTAATACAAAGAGAAACAACCGTAACTTCGGTAACAGATACAACAAGTATCTTCAGTCAATAGCATTACTTGCTATTACTGGGTTCATGCCCTTTGT